CAGAGAAAAACATATTTGAACTATACGGTCCTTCTAAAGACTATACCGAACTGCTGACCGAGCCGTTTCCGGAGTTTTCTCGCATTGCCCGAAATAAGCCACACCCGAAAATCCCGAAAGCATTTCCGAAAACCACCGACGGTACAGCAGCCTCAATCATCATCAAATCGCCGCGACGCACGATTCAGCAGTTACCAACCGGTGTTGTCAGTACTGTCGATGAAAACAGCCCATGGCCAATTATTGCCGAGTTTGTTTACTTAGAGAAAATCCTGCCTAACGCCAACGCTGAATACGACTTGATTCATAAATGCTGGATGACGATGGAAGCTGGTGAGACGTTTGGCTCAGTGGCAGTATACACCCCAATGCTATACAACGATGGTGAACTGCTGCCAGACTACCTGATCGTGTCATGGCGAGATATATTCATTCAGCCAGGCAAAAAATCTGCCAGTGATAGCGATTATCTATTCATGCGCACATGGTGGCAGGAAACTGACGTTAAGAAGCTTATTGACGCTGAAAAAGAACGCCGCCGTAAAGCCAAGGAAGAGAATGCAGAATATGAGCCGTCGTGGGACTTGGAGGCTTTAGAGGAAATTAAAGATGCCATCATCAGCAAGGACGATAAAGCACAGAATGAAGCCGAACAAGAGCGGTCGCTTGACCCGTCAGGTATTGAGATCGTCACTGGTTTTCAGGTTGGCACGGACGCAACGTTCTACACCTTCAACCCCGCTACTGAAAAGATCGTACGGCGCAAGCAAAATAAAGACCCGCGCGGTAAGATACGCGTCTCTTGGTATTTCTATGACGCTGATGGTGCGAACCCTCTTGGACGTAGTGTACTGGAGCTTATCGGTCCTCTGCAAAACCTCATCGATGGCGATATGCAGGCGTATCAGTACAACCGCGCTGTAGCGTTGCAGCCAACCATTAATGTTTTTGGTAACGTCAACGAGCGCCGGCTCAACTTTGGCGCCAACGCTGTCAATAAGATTCAAGATCAAAACGCGCGCATAGAGCCGATGAATGTCGACACGACCGCCCTACGCGAATACCCGAACCTGTACGGTTTGCAGAAATCGCAGATGCTCAACCTGGTCAACAGCCCAGATACCTCAATCAGTGCGGAAGTTGGCAACCCTGGCTTTGGTAAGACACCGCAAGCGCTCAAGACTCAGCAGGCGCAGCTATCAATTGACGACAACGCTCTACGTAAGGGCTTTGAAGCATTCTTCGAGGAATGGAGCGAGACGGCTATCAATCTATACTTTGCTGAGCGTAACGGCGTCGAGGAAATGCAGCTGGATGATGAAACGGCTGAGAAATTGCGAACACTGGAGCGCGACGGTCATAAACTGGACGGCGTAGTGCTTGACGACAAAAACATGGCGACTATCGATTTTTCTAAAGCGCGGGGAGTACTGAAGTTTAAGATTGATGCCTCAACCACCAAGGTTAATAGTGAAGCGGCACAGCTTGATGCACTAAAAACCCTCATTCAGACACTTGACTCCAGTCAATCGCTCAATCAAGTCGTGCCAATCAAAAAGAAGCTGGCAGCGTGGAATGCAATCGTCGCCAACTCTGGAATTGATGGATTAGACGAGCTGAAAGTTACTGAAGAAGAAATGCAGGAGGTACAAACTCAAACCGCAATTCCTGCTACTGATGAAACAGCTGCAGAAGAAACGACCGAACAGCCAGTAGAAGATGGGGTGCAGGTTACTGAAACCCCCGTAGAGCCACAAGAAGATGCAGAGCCAAGTATTGTGAGTGAATTGCGTCAGATAGGTACACCTGAAGACTTAATCGCGGAAGTGCCAAGCATGATTGAAAAAGGTTTTACCGAAGAGGAAATAATCGCCTCAATCATGGGCGTTATCCAGAAAGAGGAGGATGAATAATGGAAGACAATCTATACCCACGCAGTACCGAGTACTTTGTGCCAAATGCTGACATGGATGAACAGCGCGAAAAAGCCAAGAAAGAGGAAAATGCTGTTGTAGCTAAGGAGTTGAATAAGTTGCGGCAAATTATAGACCGATGGGACGAGCGGATCGATTATTACAAATCACTTGATGCTATCCCGAATGAAGCTGTTACCGACAAAGAGCAATTATCGATTTATATGCTGGCGCACAAGGAAGTTGTACGGATTTTACGACAAGAGAGGAGCGAATTGGAAAACACTATCAACTCTATTTAAAGAGGTACGTTGCTTTGGTTGGCTAATCCTCGCTAGTAGCTGACCAAAGGAGCGCATCTCACGCAGCCCAGGTTCGTCACCTGTAATCGACGTCAAAACAATGTAACGAGAAGGAGGGTGCTATGCCGCAAGCAGAAGCGGAAAGCCAAGAAGTCGTAAATACCGAGGTAGAGCAGGAGTCTACCCAAGCTGAGTCGACGGCAGCTGAAACGAAAAACTCTGAGGCTTCGAGCGAGCCAGACACCAAAGCAGTTATCTCAGATAGCGGCGAGGTGGTACGTGTCAAAGTCGATAAATCCAAGGAGGAAGACAAAGAGGGCGAATCCGAGGACGAGTCAGACGACGACCCGAAGCCGAAACGGGGCAAGGAAGCCCGCCAAGAGCAACTAGAACGCGATTTAGACGAAGAAAATCAAGCTATCCGCGAATTGGTTGCCAGGCGAAACCAAGCGAGAGCTTACCGCCAGCAGTTGGAGCAAGAGCAGGCGCAGCAGTATCAGGAGACACCACCTGAAATGCAAAATCAGCCGCTACCAACACTAGAGCAGATTATGCAGACGGAGAACCCGGAAACGGGAGACTTCTTTACTGAATTTGAAGCTAAGGCGGTGTTGCAAAACCTACAACTACAGCAGCAGCTAGTGGGTATGCAGGAAGCTCAAGAGCAAGCGGCTTACGAGGCCCAAGTCAGTGCATCAATTAGTGGCATGTCGTCAGATGCTGAACGGGCACTCAAGGATTTTCCAGAGTTCGACCCAGAATCTGATGAATATGATCCAGAGCTTGATGCTGATGTGAATGAATTCCTACAGGGAATGCTCATTTATGACAACACTGGCAATATTGTTGGTTCGCGAGAGAGTATATATCAACTATATCAGTCATTCCATAAGGCGAGAGGCAAGGGTGCTAAACGAACGGTGATAAACGATGCAGGTGATTTCCGTGGTAGCGGTGCCCGAGTCGAGAAACCGTTTGAGAAGATGTCCAGTAAAGAGATGGAAGCTTATCTTCGCCGAAAGGGACATGACGTTTAAGAAAGGCTATAAAGATGGCAACAAACACGACCGCAACACTTTCAGCCGAGATGATCCAGTACCTGGAAAAAACATTCTTGGAGCGTAGTGAAGCGCGCACAATTCATGCTGAAGGTGCAAAAAAGAAAACCTTGGAGAAGAATAGCGGTACAACCGTTACCTTCACCAAACGTTCACCATTCGCCCCAGCGACTACACCGCTCGTGGAAGGTGAAAACCCGCAGGACGACGAGATCAAGAGTAACAAGGTTACTGCTACCCTAAAGGGTTACGGTAAATGGACAAAAGTCTCGAGCATGCTGTACAACACATCGATTGATCGTGAGATGAAAGAAACGGTTGAGATGATGGGACAGAACTCAGGCGAGACAATCGACGCATTGGTTCGCAACGTACTGCACCAGGGCGCAACCGTCCAGTTTGCAAACAAGAAAACTGCTCTAAGCGCGATTACTGATGACGACATCTTGACTGTCGCAGAAGTTCGCAAGGCAGTCCGCACGTTGAAGAAAAACAACGCGATGGTCTACTCTGATGGCTATTTCTTGGGTAAGGTCGGTCCAGATACTGCCTACAACATCACCGGCGATACTGCATGGGTTGATGCTCAGAAGTATACTGGCCGCCCAGAACTGTACAAGGGCGAGTTGGGGCGCTTGCACAAAGTCCGCTTTATTGAGGCATCGAGCAATCAGATGGAGGAGAGTAGCACTAAAACTGTTTACTCAAACTTCATCCACGGTCAAGAGGCATTCGGCGTAGTGGACTTGGCAGGTAGCGGCTTGAAGAAGATTATCATCAAGATGCCTGACAAGGGCGATACCTCTAACCCACTTAACCAATTCATGACGGTTGGCTGGAAAGCTGAAGCGTTTGCATCAGCAGTGCTTGATCCAAAGTGGATCATCAACGTTAAGACGGGTGCTAAGGACTAGTAACCATTAACCGGGGCGGTGTGAGCCGCCCCGCCAAAGAAAGGAAATAACATGGCAGAGAAAACTCCATCGAAACCAGAGCC